CGCAAGCATACAACCTGCCGGCACCGTGATCGTGGCCAGCGTAGTCTCGACCAACGTGCCGGTGACTGACGCCGCAGTACCGGACTGAGCTAGCGCACGGACGGGCATGTCACTCCTCCTCTACAGGCGGAAGTTCCACAGCCTCGAGAAATTCCGGCGGCACGTACTCCATAACGTTCTCCGGATCAGCGTGCTGCACGCCGAACAGCTGCTTCCGCACTTCCCGTTCATCGAACATCACGCAGCGGACAACCCTGCCCACCTGCTGACTTCTCGTATCCCGGACGATTTCATTCAGCCCGAACTTGAACGTCACTCTCATTTCACTCTCCTAGAATTTGCATGACATACCCGCCTGCGCCGCCATTGGCCGCAGGATCCCAGAAGCCGAGGCAATGAAACCCGCCGTAGATCGTCAAGTTGCGCGGGATGCCGCCAGGTGTACGGATTTTGTTCGCGTCGTGGATGAAGCTGACGGTTCCTGTTGCCGTCGCCTTTCTGATATAGAATACATCCTCACGAGTGATGCTTTGATCCGGCCAAACGAAGCTGACGACATTGTACGTAGTCAGCGTCGTTATGGAATTGTGACCGTTCAGCAACGTCATGACACCCGCGCCATCCGTCACTGCGACGGTGGGATTTGGCGAGCCAATGCGATCGATGACGGCGAGGGATTTTTCGCTCCGCGTGCTGATGTTCTGGAAGTTGTAACGGTAGGTAACGTCCGTGCCGCCCGAAACTTCCACGACACTGAACAGCGTATCCGCCACCACCACGTTATTCCGCTGGCGGATCAGATTGTTGTCAGTAGCGTCCTGCGGCTGGTAGCGGATGCCGAAGGTCGACAGCCCGACGCCCTCTGGCATTTCCAGAATGTTGTCGTTGACGTGCATCTTCTGCGCCCGCTGATTGGCCGGAGCAGAAGTCAGCAAGATCGCGGACGAGCCGAAGATGCAAGAGGCGTTGTTCAGATACTTGATCCGGTTCCCCTCGATAGTCACGTCGCGGCCCGAACCCGAAGACGAGCCGATGCGAATACCAAAGTTCGTCGAGTCGATGATCGTATTGTGATCGATGATGATGTCCTGGACGAACCAGTTCTGCACGGCCGTCTCGAACCCGCCGACGAGCGTGATGCCACCTACGCCGCCGACACGATCCGCGTAGTAAACATCGGCGTTGACCAGAATGCGTGGAAGCGCGCCGCTCAACGTAAGCTCGTTGTTCGGCAGATCGATCGAGTTAATCCCGAGGATGACGTGGTTTTCGTCCGTCGTGAACGGATCGATACACACATAGCCCGCGACGATGTAGGCCGACGCATCGGCTACCTTCAGCTTGTTCGCCGCGCCAACCACACTGTTACCCGTAGTGTAGCTTTCGCCATTGATCTTCATGCCACTGCCGATCAGCGTGCAGTGGTGAATGTGCCCATTGCGGACGCCACGATTGCCGAAGATGCCCGCACCGCCAGAGAACCGCGACATATAGCCGGAAATGTCGAAATCGCTCGTGCCCGCGTAGGGGCCGTCTGACCAATCTGACGTAGCTATTGCTTGCAGCCCGGCGGGTACGGCTTCCAACGCAACACAAGTAGCCGAAAGCGGGGATGCAACGGAAGTCACCCGAACAACTGCAACGTCAGTGCCGCCGCCGGCTCTAAGCGTGATGTTACTATTTTCCTGCTCTTTGTAAAGAACAGACCCAGTACCGCCGATCGTGAGCGTTAGGATCGACCCTGCCGTGTAAGCCGCGCCCGAGAGCGTAGCCGTGGACGTGACGGCCTGCGTGCGATCGACACCGCCGATGAACAGCCCGCCGAACGGGGCGTAGGCAAAGCAGTTCTTGACCGTGACACGGCCGTTCGAGCGCGACACCGACCATGCGTTGTCAGCCGAGAACCAGCTGTTGCTGTCCGCGATGTGGACGTGGCGGTTGTACAAAATACCTGGGTCTTTGCACTTCCAGAAATCGCACCGCGAAATCAGCACCTTCTTGCGCATCGACGCAATCCAGAAGGGCAGATCGTTGAAGTTGTTGAACTCGCAGTTGATGACGTTGACGGAGGCTAGCGCATTGTGCGGGCCACGCAGCGTAAACGCCCGGCCACCGGTCCGGCTGTTTACATACGGCGCCCAGCTTGTCCGAACATTGCCGCCGTCCCAGATGATGTTCTCGAAATGCCCACCGGTGCAGCGCGTGAAGGTGCTGTCGGCTTCACGATAGTTCTGCAGCCCATTGACGTTGTTGCCAATGTTAATCGTGATCTTTTCGTCAGGGCCAATGACGATCGGCTTGTGACCGTCTGGCAGCGGCGTCGTGGCTGTGAGCGTGATCGAGTCGCCCCGCAACCGGATCGGAGTCCGGCGTCCCGCAAGTCGCTGGCGGTTCTGCTCAATGATCGCCCGAGACCAGGCAAGGTTATGGTTGCCGCCGAGAATATCCCTCTCAGCGTCGATCAGAATTTCGCGGCGCGGAGTCAACGCCAGCATGTCTTTGGAAAGTGCGGCCATCGGCGTGCTCCTACGGGCGGATCAGATCAAGGTGGCTGAGGTCTTCGAAATCAGCGCCAGTGGCGATCCACCGACGACCCCGTTGAACTCGATTGTGCGAAGTCACATTGTACCTGCTTTGATGATTGGCAGTGCCAGGCGTCACAAGATTGCTGAAGTTCATGTGAATGTCGCCGTCAGTAATCTTGTTGTGGTAGATGTCATTGCCCATCGTAGGAAGGGAAATTTTATCCCCTGTCTCCGAAGCGTAGCTTGTGTCCGCCTCCCATCCACACCCGGCGCGGAGCCAAATGCCCCAATTGAACCCGCTGCCGGGATCAACCCCGTTGTAGATGATAGTGTTGTTTCCGACGCTGTTGTCGATGCAGAGGTTGTAAAGGGAAATTGACCCGCCGACAGTATCGCGTTCAACCGTGTTGCCAAGGACTCTGTTCGACAAGAACGGCGTGCAGATTGTCACCATGTCGCCCGCCTGCAGCAATGCAAGCGCCGTATCCGACATAGCCCGGAAATGCCCCGTTCGGTTGAACGTGAACTGGCCGGAGTTATTGTTGTAGCTAATCTGGTACACCGCGCTTGTCGCCAGGCCGGTGAGCACAACCATGTACCCGCCTGCAAAGGCTGCTTCCGATCCAGCCCAGCTTCCGGCGTTCGGGCTCAGCGTGACGAAGCAGGTCGTGGCGTCGACTGTTCCGGTAGCTGTGATTGTCGAAGTCTCCCTCGCACCTAGCCGCTCCGGGAAGTTTCCAGCAATGTCGAAGATCACCGCCTCTTCTTCAGGATTGATGAAGGTGTTTTCTTCGACGAGGTTGTACTCCACGCATCCGCTGGTAAAGCGGTGATCGGCAAAGTTGTTAATGAACGTAACGCCTGTTTTGCCGCCGATCATTGTGTTCAGCACGACCTTGTTCGCCTGGCCCATGTTGAAGACGACGTTGCCGCCGCTTGCGCCACTGAACCTGTTAAACTTCACGACCCCTTTAGACATATAAGTGAACAGTATCGGGTTAGCGACGTTGACAAAATCGTTGTCTTCGACTATCCATGCGTTAGGTTTACGCCCTGCGCCGAAGGTCGAGATGCCGATGTCGCCGCCTGTGAAGACGCAGCGGCGGATTTCAACTCCGGTAACGTCATTCGATGCAGCTCGGTGCTGCAAGTGATACTGCGGCGTGCCGGTGAAGCGAACGCCCTCAATCCGGCAGAAGTCAGTCAGCAAGAACGTCGTGCCACCGGCCGGGCCGATGATCGTTGACGTTCGCTCGGCCGAAATACGGGTTCCAGCCGGGAGGGAAATCGTGCTGTTAATAATCATAGTCCGGCCGGGGGGAAGCCGAACCCCGAGCCCGAGCGCCAGCGAAGCGTTTATCGTAGCAAGCAGCGCCGCTGAGTCGTCCGTCACGCCATCCATCTTGGCCCCCATGTCGATCGGGGACAGGCCAAGTTCGTCAAGCTTGTTTGAGTACGTCCGAGCGGACGCCCCGGCGTAGGGGTAGGTGTACGATCCGGGTACAGTTTCAAACTCATACGCCGTCGGATTGCCCAGTGCGTCAAACCCAAGAACGCTGTTTGCCCGGTTTACGACCGAAGGAAGCTCAGTGATCGGAAAGCCAAACGGCCCCCGCAGCGACCGGCTCAAGCCTTCCGCAAGCTGCAAATCCTGCATGGCGAACTGGTCAAGCTGGTACTCAAGGCTCTTCGGATAGAACCCGCCCTGGTTCGACAACGTGATCCGGCTTTCGTAGTCCACGTCACGCCTGATCCGAAGCTCATACGCCGACGACAGCGGGACGCCCGAGGGGTTGTACGTAACACTCCCGCCGCTGTAGTTCGTCGTCGAGACGCCGGTGATTGCATAGTCATCCGGCGTCAGCGTGTCAACGATTGCCTTCGTCGTATAGTCGAGGATTTCCACCACGACCATTTCATACTCGGGCAGCCGGAACGTGTAGGGAAAGACTGTCGTGACTCCGTTACCCCGGAGTGTTACGCTGACGTTTGGGTTCTCAACAGTCATCTTGCGGTCCTTGAGTTGGGTATGTATGTTTCCACGGTGTAAGCATACATATCACTCTCCAAACACTTTACTGAAATCAGGCGCTCGTTTCGGACTACGTTCGCCAGCTTTCCACCAAGCATCTTGCCCAGTCTCCTGAATTCTTTTTGCTTCAGTCTTTTTCAATTTCCTGAACGCAGCTGGATCGGTATACTGCAGAAGTGTATCACGTATGTACCGATCAATCAAGAGCCGGATTTGCCAAGGTTTAGGACCATACGCAGTCATGTAATTTATCAATTCGGCTTTAGCATTCGTATCCTTGCCATCGAGAACTTGCTGAATATTCTCAAGCGTAAGTTTTGCTGTGTCAGACGCAAATTGCACACCTGGGCCAGCGACTCGTTCTGCGAGAGATTTGCCGGTAAAGTTGCCACCGAAAACAAGATCGCCAGCTAGACCCATGCTTCCGCCATTTAGCGCTGCTTTACCCCAAAACTCTGGCGTAGCCATATTTTCAGGGTCCTTGCCCTGCAGCACGCTTTTAAGCTGCGTAATCATGGCGCCGCCAATAGTTAGGTACGCCATAAACCTGGCCGTCGCTCCGAGCCTACCGACTGCCGTCGGGTTGTCGAGAATTTGCCTCGCTGACATAAGCATGATTGATACAGGAAAAGTAAGCAGCGATCCGCCTGTGCGGGTGACTTGCCCAAGAACAGTCGATGACGAGATAAACTTTCCCATAATTGCGTCAAGTTTCGTGCCAGGCGTGAGCACTACTTCTCGCGTAGTCCCCTGGATAAAATCGAGAAATTTATCCGCAACCCGCTGCTGCCGACCAGAACCGCCCGAGGCTTTCGCCATGTCGATCGGGCGCAAGAACGTCGCGCCCTGTTCGTCATACAGCTTTGTTTTCCGAAACATATTCCAGTCATCTGACGTCAGGCCGTATTTTTGCATAAGCTCCTTGTACGGCAAATCGTCAAACTTAACTTTCGCGTCGTCAGCAAATCGCCCCATCATTTCCATGCCCCAGGCCCACTTCAGCGCTTGCTGGTGCGGGGTCATCCAGGTGAGCCGCATGAGCACGTCAGAGTAATTTCGCGCGATACGAGAACCGTCCATTGCACCAAAATACCGCTGATAGGATGACGCATGGGCAGTTGCGCTTTCGGCGATCAACCCCGAGCGAATGGCAAGCTTGCGTAGCGCTGCATTTTGTTCCGGCGTTTTACCCACCGGATTGAAGAACTTCAAATATGCCTGCGTGATGTTTAAGCCGGGAATTTTATTTGCGTGTTGATAGTTCTTGACGAACGCAAAATCATTCAGGTTTGAAATGTACGCTCCGGCGAGGAGGTTAGAGTTAATAAATGTGCGAAGGGTGGCCATGCCCTGCGCCATGAGATTTTCTTCGCCGTTCAACACCCCGAGCGTAAAAATTTCATACTGCTTGTCGAACCGATCGACAGCTTCCTCGGCTCCTTTTTTGAACTTAGACTTTTTCTTTGTCGTTGATGCTGCGTCTGAAGCAAGGTCAGCGTCACCTGCATTTTTCATTGCTGTATTCCGCAGGTAGCTTTTCATCCCTGCCGGGTTCGGCCCAAACTTTTCCAGCATCGCGGTGTCTCGCGCCATCGAGTCAATAGACGCGATAGTCTGCTGAAATATGTTACCTGAGCCGTACTTTTTCTGCATTTCAAGATACGACGCAGCGTCTTTGTAATACAGAAACCGCGAGCGCGACAGTCGGGTCGCAAGCTGATCAGCCGCAGTCTGCCCCGGCTTTAACCGCGATGCTCCATCAGTCGATATGCCGTCATAAACTGTTTCAAGCACAGACCGGCGAGCAGCAACTGGGATTGGCCTATCGTTCAGCCGCATCAAGTCCCAGTCAAGCCGGTCAAGATGCTCATTCACCCATTCGTCTCGAGTAACCTGGCGGACTTTCAACCTGTCGTGCGTTTGCGGGAGCCGCCGGTTGGGGTTTTCCGGAATACTTGCTCCCTCAAGGTTAGCCCGTTTCCGCATGAACTCAAACGTATCATGCAGCGCGTCCGCCATAGCTTTCGCCACGCCATTGCTGACTTGTTCACCGTGGGCTGCTCGCGCCACGTCATCCATATCCTGGATAGGGTGCGACAGTCCTGCTGCTCTCGGGCGGTAATGATCGATCATATCCGCCAGCATTGCCTGCGACATGCCGACATTACGCTGGTACGCAATTTCAACTTCGTTGAAAAACTTATCCATTTCGAGAGGAATGTCTTTTGTAGTGCTGAACCGCTCATGAATTGCGTGCGCCTTCCGCATCTCGTTAATCCGCTTCCAACGCTGCTCCGCATTCAGCTTCGCAATAGCATTAACCGCCTCTTGCGTCGCTGCGTCTCTCGCGGCCGCTTCCGTTGCGCCCGCTGCAATTTGGTCGGCGTAAATTTCGTTAAACGCATCTTCAGCCTTCTGCCCCTTTTCGGCCTTGATCTTGCCGGTCGTGACAGCGGTGCGAATGCAGTCGATGAACGTAGTCATATTGCGCAAACTTTCATTGCTTCAAGCAGGGCATCGTCGTCGGCTAGGTCGTCAAGGATAGCGGCGACAGTGGAGACTTCGGTATCGGATATTGGTACTTCGAGATCGTTACGGACGAGGACCTCGTCACCGATGTCGGACATGAGATCAGTTGTTTTTGTTCCCGCTGGAGGTTCCGGCATAAAATCGTCAACAGACATTTCCTGCTGCTCTCGGCGAAACCTTGTTAGGTCATCATACAGCCGCTTCAAATTACCGCTGTCCATCGATCGGCGATAAGCCATGCTATATTCGAAATCAAGATCGTCAATGGCTTCGTCTGCCGCATTAGCCGCTTCAAACCGCGTAAGATTTGTTTCAGCAACCATGCGGTTTATTTGCGTTTCAGTGTAAATGTCGGCGCCGGCGGTAGCTTCGCGGTAAGCTTCTGGGGATAGCTGCTTTACGTTAAAAGCAATATCCTCCATCGTCAAATCGATGTTTTCTTGCAGCTTGCTTTGCGCATCTTTAAAGCTAGCAAGAGCGCGAGCTTTAGTTTCCTCGTCTATTTTTGGTGCGGCATTATCGGTAGATTTAACTGGCGGTTCTTTCGCTGCAACCCTTGCCGCAACAATCCGTTCGCCAGTCGGCTCAACCGCCTTAAACTGCAAGTCCACCCCACGAGCCATTTCACCCGCAGTCGGCCTCGGCATAAGCTTAAGCTCCAGCCCCGGTTGCGTGATCGCCACGGCCTGGCGTACGGCACTTGCCGCTTTTGCTTCGCTGACTCGTTTTTCTGAAACCCGTACTGCCCGATCATGGTACTTTTGCGCAACTTCTTGCTGCCGGCGAATATCCTTCATCCGCTTGCGGGTAAGTTCACGGTATTCTTCCGCAGCTTGCGTGATCCGTTTTGTGCCGATCGTTTCTACGATACCGTCAAGTTCCTGTTCAGCAGCAGCCCGCTCGGCATTGCTCGTCTGCCTTGACTCAATCTTAGCCTCAAGCTCTTTAACTCGTAGCCCAGTAACTTCGTCAAAGCTTTCGATTGTATCGCCAACTGTCCGTGACGCAAGCTCCGCATCAAGCTCATCCGCCCGATCCGTGATAACTTTCAGCTGATCTTCCGTCTGCACGAGCCGCTGATGCAGGTCGGGGAATTCTTCTTTCAGAAACTGTCGGTCAAAGTCAGCTTCCATCCGTGGCAGCGACGTTCCCGGATCGCCGATTGCAGTTGCCGGCGGCGCCCAGGGCTCGTCAAACGCACGACGTGTCGCAGCCAGTTCATCGAAATACTTTTTTGCTGCCAGTCGATCGTTTCCATAAGGGTTTGTTTCTGCAACTTTTTCTTCGACCTCGAATGCGTAACGTGCCGCACGAGTTGCCAGTGTGTCGGGCATCGCCGCGAGCGCTTTACGAAACTCAACATTCGACGGAGACAGAAAGTCGGCAACTGCTCGGGCTCGAGCACGTTCCGGCGCAACAAGCTGCTCAACCCCGCGGTATGTTGGAGCAGCGGCTTCAAATGCCCCGCGCAATATCAGCGCACCCCCTGCTGCATACCCAATCGAGGTCCAGGGATTTGTCGGCGCTTCGCCCATTTGCTCTCGGCGGGGCTGAACGAAACCAAACTGCTGCACAGCTTCGGCCCCGCCTGCGAACCCAGCTTCAGACAGCAACCTTGCAGCGACAGTACGCCCGGCCCCGCCTACGAACATCGAGCCAAGAAGCACTGGGTCACGCCACGTAAAGCTACCGGCCATGCTTCCGAGCAAATTACCAGCATACCCCATCGTAGACGCGCGATCGGCGATGGAGCTATTTTCCCCAGTCACCTCATTTCGCATATTCTTTATGTCAGCCATCATTTCGTCAATGGTCTGAACTTCCGGGTGGAGAGCTTTAAGCTCCCGGACGCGGGCTTCTCTAGTATCGAACTCACGAAAAATATCAGCGAGTTGCTCGTTGTTATATATAATCGTGTTCGGGGTGACGCCGAGCTGACGTTCGATAATTGCTGTTGCAGGATCAATGGTGTTATAGGGTAACGAAAGGTCTTCGCCGGTAAGCTCTTTAATCCTGGCGATGTTTGCGTTGTAACGATTGGCCAGTTCATATTCGACAGAAAACGCCGAGTCAACTTTGTACTGCTGGTCAAACGCAGCGGAAAAGTTTTCGCCGAATGACGAACTCGGCCCGGCCGAACCTACCGGGTCAGGCAGATGCCCAAAATCGTATTCGTTGCTCATGGCGTGGCTCCGAAGACTGACGCGGGAAGTTTCATGTAGTAGTACTTCGGCGGTGCCATTGGGTCAGTGCTATACTGCAGCAACGGTTTATCATCCGACTCCATAAACACAGTGTAAATATCCGGCGCGACTTTGTAAAACTTTCCCTCGTCAATTATCTCTTTGGCACTTACTGCAGTGCCATTGCTGTAAACAGGGTAAGTGTTTGTCGCCGACAGTTTAAGCAGGTCGCCGTCCAAAAGCCCATTTTTCCAGCCGTCAAAAGCTTCTTCTGTGACATTCGGTGGGAGAATGGTAAAGTCATCTGTGATGCCGTCAGCACCGGTTCCAGGGCGGCCGCCGAGAACCTCTTTTACCGCTGCTTTATACGCAGTTTCGTCAATCTCGCCGCGAGTTACGGGCTTTCCGCTTGCAACGTACAGCGCCGTAGCCGCCTCATTCATCGCTTGGACCTGCATAGGCGAAAGCATCATTTTCGCTTCGCCCAAAGTTGAATTGAAAATTGCGTTCAAATCTGTGTAATACGGCTGAACGCTTTTGTCAGTTTTCAAAATGTCCATCCCGCGCAGCACGGCTTTTGCGGTACTAAAGTGAGCGGGGCTTTCCGTCATTAGCCCGGAAAGGTAGGCTTCAGTCGGCATTCCGCCTTTGGCAAACTGATCAAGTGCGTTCGGATACAGTTCGCCCATCTGCGATTTCCACGAGGCAATGATGCCAAGGCGCTGCTCCGGTGTAGCCCGCTGGTACGCGGCCTGAATGTCGGCAAGCTGCTGTTCAGGCATCGGCAAACGGCGGTAGGCCGGAACACCCTGCTTTTCGTATCCTTCTGCCATGGCAGCGTATGCGGCGGCAGGATCGCCTGCTGCAAATTTTTCGCCAATCGCAGGGAACGAAGCAATCACAGCCCCCGCCGGGTCAGCCTTACGGGCCGTACGAACCTGGGCCGCTGCTTGCTGGGCTTCGTTAAATGCCTTGAGGTCCGTGGCGTAAGTCGGTGACGCGGTGTCATTTGGCCGCATCGCCGCAAGCGCACTGCTGATTTCAGCTTCCGACGAAGTGGTCATCGTCTGAATGTACCCGCCGACCTGCTTAAGCTTTTTAAGTTCAGCCGCTTTCTGCATCCCGACGATCGGCCCGTAGCCCTGGACAAGCTGCGCTTCGGTCGGCAGCGGCCCGTCGTATTTGCCCGTCGTAAGGTACGCGGCTGCGGCGTTGTTCGTGATGACTTCCAGACCGCTCCGCATTTCGACTTCGCGCTGATTTACGATTGTCCGGGCACGAGCGAGAACTTGGTTGCGCTCAACTGGGTCAAGGCCGTCAAGTACGGGGTTGCCTGTCTTGCCGTCCTTCGGAGCAGCCACAAAGCTTCGAGCAGCGGCCTTACGCGCTGAACGTGACTTTCCGTCTGACCGCTCGTAGTACTGGTCAATAAGCTCAGCCGCTTCTTCAGGCGACCCGGCGGCAAGAATAGCATCCCGCTGCTTAATAGTCATTCCGGCCGCGCCTGGGTTATCGAGTTCCCAGTTAAGAAACTGCGCTTGCTGTTCAATCGTTGACTCAGTTATCGGAACCCCAATAACTTTCTGAAAGTTGTCAACTCGTTCTTTCCGCCACTGAGCAATACCAAACGCAGTACCATTGTCGCCAACAGCCCCTTGAGGGCGAAACCCGCTTTCATGCTGCAGATTTCCAAGAAATCCTGCGACAACATTATCCGAGCGACCGGCGGCGCGAAGTGAGTCAGCGATGACTTTTGAATTTCCTTCAATAACTGCTGGCGACAGCGCCTTCACAACCTCATCCGGGGCAATTTCCGCCAGGCCCATTCCGGCCGCATCCCGGATCATCTTCATTTTGCTTTCGCGCAGAAGCTCCTTGCGGTCAGCGTTGAGGTTCGGAATGCCGTCGATCGCCCTGTTCACTTCATCGACCACAGCGTTAACATCATACGGGTTCATCGACGCAAGCTGGGCGCTTGACAGCGACATATCGTCAATGTCTTTGCTGACTTTCGACTCATAAGAGCGGGCTTCAAAAGTCATCGACTCGCCGACAGCGGACTGGCGCAGCCCCGACAACCGCAGGTCAAGCTCGTTTATCGCATCGTCGGAAAATCCCTCGGCGCGAAGTTGCGCCAGATATTCCGCATCCTGCTTTGTGTAGTCTTCGTTAACCCGCTTTGTGAAACCATCCGCCCCCAGCGGTTCCACCGCCTGACGCTCTTTCAAATCTAACTGGCGCGCAGTTGCCTGCTCGATATACCGCTTCGAGATTTCAAACTGCTCTTGCTTGTTTTTCTGCTCTTTGAGCACCTGGCTGAACTGAGCGACTGCCTGCCCCAGCCCGGCAAACGTAGCGCCGACCGGCATACTGTCCTGCGAATACGCCTGAGCAATGCCGGCAGGCTTTGTGCGCGGGGTGACGAGATACGGAACTTTCATTACCAGCCGCCCTTCGTGATCTTTGAGTCGCCCATCAAGCTGCCGCCGGCGTTAAGCACTCCAGTCAGCGCCGCGAACTTACCCTGCCGCTTCAGCATCTTGCTCTGCGAAAGGAAGTCGCTCTGCTGCTGCTTGTAGTTCATCGCCTGCTGGTTGCCTTCGCGGATGATATTGCGAGCGTCCTGGCGGCCGACTTCCTTCGTTCGGTTCTGCACGAGAGCCTGTGTTTTGCCGAACAGCCCGCTTGCGCCAAAGGCTGCGGTCTGCTGGCCCAAAAGATCGGCAAGTTCCAGGTCCGAGTTCATCGCCTCGACTTGAGCGTTATCGGTCACAAGCTCTGCGTTCTTTCGCGCAATGCCAGCGTTACGCCTGGCGACAGCCGCCCCGTAGTTCGCCGACTGCTTTTCGCCAAACCCGCTGATAAGCGATCCGGCCGCAGATAGTGCTGATGCAAATGCCATTTATCTCTCCAGCACCATGTAAGTTACGTCATTGAAAGAGTAAAGCTGGCCCGTCGGGCGGAAGCCACAGAACCGGGCGAAGCGAAGGCCCACGTCCCAGTCTGCTTGAACGGAAGTCTCAACAGTACCGTAACGCTTGTCGAGTTCTTTTGTCATCTCGCGGAGCAGCCGAAGGTGCCAGCTGGTGTTGTCCATAAACGATAGAGCAAGAAGGAACCAAAGCCGGGGGCGTGCAAGCAGCGATGGGCGGATGATCCCAGCCACGAGCAAAGGATCGCCGTTGCTGTCGAGGCTCCAGATGTCTTCGGAGATTTGCTCGATCGAGGCGATCTGGCTTTCGGCTTTCTTGTACTCCGCGAAGGAGTATTCAGCAAACCTGATGTTTGGGATTTCTGTCCGACGGTTAAGCTGGATCATCGCCGACCTCCAAGTCAGGAATGATGGCGAGGATAGTCACCGGCAGCGGTTCGTCTTGAACGAAGTACGTCTGAGCATTTTCGTCCCAATCCGCCTCCAGGATTTGATACTTAATCCCGTTGAGCGGGGTGATGGGCGTGCCGAAGCTTTCCGAAGTCCGCTCGCGCAGCGGGTAGAGGTTCGTCGTACTGTATCCGTTTTTCAACCCCCGGCTCTCGTGCAGCCGAACGCCTATCCCGACGAGGCGTTTGCGCCGAGCTTCGATCACGTTCTGCTGCGACGTGGGCGGAAGGGTTTTTGCAATGCAGGTGTACGGGAGGCCGATGATGGCTTTGCTTACCGGATCAGTAAAGGTGTACTGCCCGTCTGTCACGACCTGATCAGGGAATACATTGCCATCGCCGAGGGCGCGGACAGACATGCCTTCCAAATGCCACAGGCCAGTGACGACGGTGTATTCCGGCCCCATACTCCAGGCGCCTGATCCGACCGGAGCGACTATCGTTGTTTCAGGAATGTACTGCGTCGGCAGCGTACGGGCGTAGGCTGACGCAGTTGTCGTGCCCACGACTGTGATGACGAAAATGCCGCCAGCGGCCCGAACGATTTGTCCCACCCGGCCGGGGAATACGGCGGAACCGGCTGTAAGCAAGTACATGTTGTCAGCCGTCGGATCGACCGTAATCGTCAGGAAAGTCGCGATCGACGGCGGCTCAATCTTCAGCGCCGAGTCAAGGCACCAGGCGTCTTCGACGTGAGTGAAACTGCGGAAGGCGTGACGTTCGACAAACGTACGGAGGCGGCCGTCAATGTACCGCTGTACCGTCACGTAAGTGCGGTCTTGCTCGGCTTCTTTGGACACAATCAGTGTTCTAAACCGCCCCTGCGTCGTGTAGCGGGTCCAAGCGAAAACGTCCTGCTCACGAACGATCGTGAAGACAAGCTGAACTCCATCCTCGCGAACGCACTGAACGAGCTTGGCCGGGTTCTCCATGTAGTCCCAGTCGACGATGCTCTTTCCGTACCCGAACAGGTGGCTGGATAGGATGCTTTTGTCCTCTCCGGCGTAGACTTTCGCCAGATCGTTGAAGGACAGAAGCCTGACGGTGTAGCCTCGGGCATCGACGTAAAGCAGATCAGGGCCGATGCGGAGCGGCGGGATTTTACCAACCCCGGTGAATGTCTGCGGATCGGCAAGGGCGTCCGAGGGGGTAAGCGCGGCGTTCGCCCCAGACCCGCTAAGCAGCCAAACACCTTCTTCGCTCATCGCCAGCAATCCGCCACGGACTGACAAAAGGTGACGGATGGGCGCGACGACCTGGCTGTCGATTTCGAACTCGTAGCTATCCGCGTCGGTGATTTGGGGCGAGACGTTGAAGTTGGAAAACTGCCGAACGACAGAGCCGAAAATGCCGAGGGGCATGTCGGCAGTTGCCCCGTAAACTTGCCGCTGCTGGAAGACCGTGGATACGGCGGGGTAGTTTCCCGTTGCGCTTCCTACAGTGCCAGTGATGACTGCGCCCGTGCCTGCGCCAGTTATGCTGATCGTGACCGGGGCGACGTAGCCTGATCCACCGTTGATGATAAAGGTGTTTGTCAGCACGCCAGCATCATCAACAAGAGCGAGAGCACGAAAGCCAGTGCCTGAACCGCCAAAGCCAGTGGCGTTAAGGTCGGCGTAAAAGCTGTACCCCGATCCGCCATTCGTGATCGTCAGCTCTTCAATCGCAGCGGACGCAAAGGGGTTCGCGTGGCGCTTAGGCGCGCGGGTGAAGTCGGGGATGATGTTACTGTCGATGAAGAAGGTGGAGGTAGTTGTTCCAAGGTAGCCAAGCTGCGCCCCTGCGCTTACGCCAACGCCCTCGGAGTTTATGATTGCGCGATAAAGGACGTAGGACGATGCGCCCGCGAGGGGATCCCAGCTTATCTTCACGCTTCCCGGATCGACAGCGAAGTTTACGATATTTGCTACTTCCGTCGGCGACCCCGGCGCGCTCTCAACACCATCGGCCATGATAGCGGAAACGGCGTAGACTGTCGAAGCATCGCCTGCGGCTGAGGCAACGCACGAGACATTCTGCGGGCCGTAAAAGTAATCGGCGATTGTCTCGGCAGTGCAGGTCCATGTCGTGTCGGCGAACCGGGTCAGGTTGTAGATCGGGAATGCTGAGTTTGTCAGCCGGATCGTGTCACGGATTTGGTAGCCTTTGAGGTTAGCGAGGTCTGTCGCGGCGTAGGGCGTGGCTACGGTGTAGACCCGTGCAACGGTGCCGCCACTGACGTAAGTGTCGAATGACGAGGCGTCGACGTAAGTGAGCGTAAGCGGGTCGAAGAGGCGGAATGTATTCGCGGCGCTGTCGCTCACGATGAACGTGCGAGCGTTAACTTGCGTCATTCCGACTACATCGAAAATCTTAACCCAGTCGCCGGTGGCGTATCCGTGCCCGGCACTGGTGACGAGCCCGATGCCGCTAATTGCTGTGATGGCTTTTGACGCCTCGAGCAAATACTGCCCGTCCTGCAGAAACCGGACGTAGTTTTGCCCGAACAGCAGGACGTAAATGTCTTCGCTGTCAGGCGAAAAACGGAAGTTCATGAACTTCGTGGACTGCGTGTCGCTTTTGATGTACTCGCAAAACTCCAGTCCCGGCCGGGTGCTCAGCCCGCCCTGATAGTTTACGTACCAGTTCTGCGCTTCGGCCAGTGCAAGATCGTACTTTGTTAGGTCCGAGCGGCCAAAGAGTTGCGGGGCAAGCTCGCCAGAGACGAATGCGTACTGAACCTGTTCGTTAGACATTCGGCATACCCAGCAGATTTCCGTTCGGGTAGAAGTAGCGTATGGTCTGCGGGTTGGTGTACCCCCTGGCCGTTATCCAGTCAGGCAAAGACTCAATCTGCGCGTCATCGAAATTGCCGGCATCGGCCTGGGCTTGTGCGATCAGGGCGTTTGCCTGCTGGACGAGGTAGCTCGCCCGCTGCGGCTTGCCGGCCAGCGGCATACAAATGTGCGCGGCCAGCCCGTAGACAAGGGCAAGGGCCAAGGAGTCTTCAAAGCTGCCAACCGCGATCTGCCTCGACGTGTACGTCAGTATGGCGTTCTGCGTATTGGCCATCAGCGCCCGGTTGCCTGACCCGTAGCTCGTGATGATGAACCGTTCGTAGGTCGATAGAAAACGGGGATGCAGCATGTCCGAGGGGACAGCGTATGCGTAGGTGTAGCCGGGTTCGGGCGCCCCAGTTTCCCAGTCCGCCCCGTCCGTATTTTCCGTCAGCACCGCAAGGCGCTTGATCGCGCGGGCAGAAGGCCAAGGGGCAGCTGACAGTATCGAGTCGCGCACGACCGGATACCACAGGTTACACACCTCGGCCCCCCTGTCCTTATCCGTGGTCGCAGTGAGATTGTCCCGTTTCCCCACTGCGTTGAGCGCCAGGTTGTAAAGGCTAACTTCATCTGCGACCACGGTAAGACTCCTAACCGGCCAGGATGGTTTCGATCAGGGCGGCACGTTCAACGTCATCATCGTAGATGATGCTGTTGTCGTCGGCGTACTCCTGCAGCTGCTCGAAGGACATTTCTCCGAGCTTCTTTGCAAGAGCGGCTTTGGCGGTCTCTTCGGCGTCCGCCTCAGCCTCGGTCACTTCTTCCGCGACGATCACGGCGGACTTGGGGAGCTTGTCCGCCCAATCGTCAACGAAAACGTGCGGGTTGTCCCTGACAGCGAAGAAGCCGCCATCAGGTCCGAACCAGCCATTCTTGAGGTTCACCCTCACGACGTGGCCTTCGCGTAAGCCTTCCATCCCTTCGGATCGAACGTCAGGCCGGACGAAACGGCGCCGGTGCCGCTGAACGTGCCGACTGTCGTGCAGATCACGCCGAGATAGCGCAAGTACAGGGAACCTTCCAGCGGGAGGGCGCCCATGTACAGCATCTTGCCCGCCGGCGTCAGCGTTGCAAGCGCGTAGGTCGGGGTCAGGATGTGCGTATTCGGGGAGGTCAGCGCCGCAGCCGCCGAAGACTGCAGAGCGAACGTCGCCGAAGTGCCGCCTGCGGCCGCGATGTCAAGGGTCACGTACCAGAAAATGCTCTGGCCGTTGCCGATGTCGCGGCTGGCAGTGCCGAGATCGATCACGTCGCCCATCAGGGTAGTCGTGGCGGTCTGCGGGATGAGGAGGTCGGTGAAGAACTCCGTACGTTCATCAAGGATCATTGTTCGTACTCCTTACGAAACGAGGGCTTCGTCGGCGGCGAGCGCGTCGACACGGCGGATGGGAACACCCTGGAAATTCATGACGGGGATGCCGCCAAGCTGTTCGTAGGTGAGCGTGGAAGTCTTCGTCAGGGCAGCGGACTGCTGACGAAGGATGGTGCGGAGCGCCCGGCTCATGTAGAAGACGGGGCGGCCGCTGACGAGGTCCTGCACCTGTTCCATGGCCTGGAACATCAGGTCAGGAAGGTTGGCGCCGGTGGCCCCGGAGGCGGTCAGCGTGCTCTTGTCGATGTTGGCGATGCGGACGACATAGCGCCAGTCGCGGACCGTCAGGCCAGCATCCCAACGGTAGTGCGTGCGATACGCCTCCATGCGGCCGCCGAGACCATCGGCATTCTCGATCGTCACCTGGCCTTTGTCGTGGACCTGCCAGCCGGCCATCGAGCCCTTGGGGACGATGCCGAACAGGGTGGACGGACCCCAGACGACGAGCCAGATCGACGCGTTGTCAGTGCCCGAGCCGCCGCCGGCGATGATGTTCGAGGAGTTCGCGGCCGAAAGAGAATTAAACCGGGGGCTGAGGCCGGTGAAGGCTTCAGGGGTCGTCCCCTCGTTGCCGTAGAAAATCGTCCGTGCGATTTCCTGGTTCATGCCCTCGCGGTGCGGGGCCTCTTCGGACAGGCGCCATTCAGCGGTGTTGCCGTTGAGATCGGCCAGCGCCTTGTCAACCTCGGCATATGCTTCGAGCATGCCGGTGTTGTCAGTGATCTGCGCGGTGGTCGACTTCGTGGGCTGCACGCCGCCGTAGAGCTTGCGCCAGGTGGGGGCGGGGATGCCGGTCCGCTGCGTGGTGCGGTGGCCGGTGAGCAGGTTGCCTTCGACCCAGCTCATATCCTCGAGGACTTCGTTCGTTGCGTTCAGCAGCTCGACGATCGACGCGATCTTCAGCGTCGGATCGAGGCGCTTGGCCAGGTCCAACAGCGTTGGGTTGAGAGCGGAAAGGGTAGCCATTTACTTTTTCTCCATTGTCGGGTACATCATTTCAGCGAGAGTGGCTTGGGTTGAAGGCAGGGTGCCTGAAACAGGGCGACCTTCCGTCAACTGCTTGGCGACGTTGGCCATCATCTTGACGATTGCTGGGTGGTTGCCAGCGCCCGTCAGGTTGAAGGCTTCACGAGCTTCGGGCGATCCGTACTCATCGATCACCTTGGCGATGCTGGAAAGCGTGCGGGAAAGGTTCGCCCCTCCGATGTCGGGGTCGGCCTTGACCGCAGCCTGCCAGCCGTCTTGCACCGTCTGCCACTCTCGGCTACCCGCTTCCGAGGCCTCCTGCGCCAGTTTGGCTTGCAATTCGATCAGCGCCTGGGCGCGCTCGGCCGCAGGCATCTCTTTGTTCATCAGCTCGATGAAGGAGTCGCGGGACGCCTCATCGACGGTGAAGCCCTCGGGGAACTTCAGCGCCTCGGCCGTGAGCAGAACGGGAGCTTCAGCCTTCGGCTCTTCGACTTTCGGCTCTTCAACCGGTGCTTCCACAGGCGCGCCGAGCAGGGTCTCAGGCGGTGGGGTTGCCGTCGTCGCTGCCGTCGTTTCGATTGTCGCCACGCTCTCGGGCATTCCACTCATCTTGCTGTTCCTTCATCATCTGCACGTAACCGGCAGGGTTAATTTCCATCAGGTGGGCTAGGATTTGCTGCCCCACGTTCAACTGCCCACAGTTGAAGGAGGTTGTCAGGGCGTTGCTTGCGAAGGGCTGCTGGCCAACGCCCGATATTTCCAGCAGCCACCAAAGGTACTTCCTTCCACCTGCGTCTGCGAGAAGGGCGCCTACCGCTCCGTCTCGAAGTATCTTGTCCCGTCTGACGTAGGTACGGGCTTTCCTGTCATCGATCATAGCACCTTCCTTTGGACTTGTCCATAAACCATATCACGCACTGGCCCCGAGGATTTGCTGCAGGGCGTTCGATCCGCCGCCCACGTCAGTCTCGGAAAGAAGCTTGGCGCCCCCAGCGGCCTGTTGCATCTGGGCCATCGCCTGCTCGTTTTGCGCTGCTTCAGCCCGGCGTGCGGCGTTCTCGGCAATCTGCTCCCGCGTCTTCATGTCTCGCGCGGGGACTCCGATGGCGTCGCCGTAGTTGCGGACGAGTTCGGGCCAATCAGGAATATCGGCAACCTCGGGGATAAGAGCGGCGATGTTGCCGATAAGTCCCACCCACCGCTCCGTGGGGATGGCGGCCACGGCACGCTGCGCTGTAGATAGGATTGAGACGTACTGAACTTCGAGCGGGGCACCAGCGATCTCCTCGGGCGCGGGCGGGAGCATCCCGCTGCGGAGCATGATGTTGAAGATGCGGTTGATGGCTGGGTCGAGGGCTTCGTTTTGGAACCGCTCGAGTACGGAACCCAACAGAACCAGCTTTTCTTCCCGGCGCGCATCGATCTCCGTCGCCGAACGAACGGTGTCAAGCTGGGAGATCATGTTGAACAGAGGGTTGTGGAAGATTTCCCGGATGCGAGCGCGAACGTCCAGGATGTCGGCGGTGATTTCGCCGAGAGGTAGCTGGATTTGGTACGCGGGACGGATCGCAGCATTTTGGTTTTGCCCGGCCACGAACGTGATACCTCCCGGCATCATGGCGGTGGGCCGATGCTGAAGCTGAATGTCCGCCACCATAGGGGGCCGCATCATGATGTCCAGGCCCTGCGCTTTGCGTTTCGTTTCGTGCTGAAGCTGGATGACATCGCCCAGGGCGTCACACGCGGGGGAAGTGCCGTAGGCATCGTTGGCCGTAAGCTCCCACCGAGGGAAGATGCCGGGAATTTCGTTGAACCCGGACTGGTCAAGGACGTTACCGTCGCTGACAGCGGTTTCCCAGTACGTCTCGCGGTAGGCGAACTTCCGGTTGACCGTGCTCTGCCCATCGTCGTTCGGCTGAATGAGGTGGCAGATTTCGACCGGGCTGAGAAGCGAGGCGCCGCCTCGTTCCCACTGATTTTTCACTGCGGCCGAGACGTTCTTGATCCCCCACTGCCGAACGACCTGCCCCACGGTCATTGTGTACTCGCGAGCGAAGGTGTCCACGGAAAGCCGGGGGGACTGGCCCAGGTAGTATTCCCCCAGCGCGGGGTTGTAGCAACGGAAGACAGACTCTTCGTCTTCGTAAATCAAGTTGGCTGCGGTGCCGAAAACCGACAAGTCGAGGTAAACGATGGCGAGGGAGTTGTAGAAGTTGGTCTCGGCCATGACCATGAGCATCCGGCGAGTTACTTCGTCGACCCACAGGCGGGCAGCTGTGTTGGGCGTGTCGGTAAAGCCAGGGACACGAAGAGAAAACCACGGCCGGCTGGGGGACGTGATGCCGTTCATCATACCTGCGGCAAGGACGCGGGCCGCAGTCGTGCCGGTGCCGTCGAGGATGTTTGGATTTTTCGCCTCGCGGGTGCGACGTTCTTTGTCCGACTGAAGCCAGACGTACCGCTTCGGGAGGTAGAAGTCGGCAAGTTCGCGCCACAGCTTCCACCAAGGATAGCGGGCCTGCCGTAGCCCGGCCATCGTCTCGACAAGCTTTTTTGCTTCAGTGTCTTTGATCTTCACGACGCACCCCCGAGGAGAGAAATCTTCGCTGTCTTTGGCTTCCGGGCAAGGCCCTGCGGTCCGGTCATGTTGTAGCTTTCAGCCCCTTTGGGCGTCGAGTCTACGGAGACGGGGGCGGGCTGCGCAAGCTGAGCGGGCGTCGGTGGCCGAGGGGCCGGCGGGAGTTTGGGGCGGGAGAACAAACTCATAGCGCAATTCCTTCATACGGGTTGTAGTCAGGGATGGTGGTTACGGGCTCGATCCCAAGCTGCCTGGCGTAATCATTCTCATCGACGTAATCGTAGTGGGGGTAGGCGAAGGTGCAGGCGAGGGCGTCAGCTACGTTGGGCGAGGCAACGCCACGGCGACGCATATCTTTTTTGGACTCGAGCTGGATTTCTTCTTTTTGATTAAGGCCGTAGCTTGGGCCGGTAAGCTCATCGACGAGGGTGACTTTCTCGCCTGTGCTGAGGGCGGGGATGCAGCCGGTGCGGAGCCAATCGCGCATGGCGCCCCAAATCTCGGCCCGCTTGTTTGCGTACTTCGCTCCGTCGTCCGGGTTAAGCCCGTCAGCTTTTGAACCGAAGTCGACGCCCATGACTGGGATACGGAGCTGCCGCAAGCGGTCAACAACGCCACCGCCTACGCCGCCTTCATCGACCATAGCTACGATCGCCCGATTGCGGTGGAAGGACGCTGCGACACGGGCGGCGGTTTCCATAGTCGAAAGGCCGGGGAGAATTTCGACAGGGCGACTTTTCGCATCCCGGCCGCAGCGCGGGTAGATGACGGAGGGGTCGTCACCGAAACGGCCGACGTCAACTCCGAGGACTACGTTGCCCGAGGCGGGGACGATCTCACGATCGACAGCAGTGGACGCAAGGTCGTACGAAATGTAGCTTGTCGCGTCGATGCGAGGGAACACGCCACGGACACGGACCCGAACGAAGTCACTGTCTTCGCCGTAGTCGTCCACCCATTTTTGAATGAGCTTTTTGTCCGTGATCGTGACGGACCGGCTGTCAACGGCGTCGGATAGCCAGCGGTGGGCGAACCGGCCGCCTGGGAAGCATTCACGGAACCGCCCCTTGTTTTTCGTAGGGTTGCCGAAGACGGCCCAAATGATTTGAGTGTTCTGGTCGGTCAACGCGCCTTCGGTGACCTCCCAAATGATGTCCGGGATGGCCGAGGCCTCGTCGAAGACAATGATGATCCGCTTACCCTGATTGTGCAGACCAGCGAAGGCTTCCGTGTTACGCTCGCTCCACGGCACCATGTCGATCCGCCAGGTGCGCTCGTGCTCCGGGTCAACGGCGAAAAGGGCGGTGGCGGTTAGCTTAAATAGGGCTTTACCGATGAAAAGGCGGTGCCACTTGGCAAGCTCGGCCCATGTCTTTGTTTTGAGCTGGTTTTCCGTATTCGCCGTGACTACGCCCTTTGTGTCCTCGAATGTGCTGATGGCCCAAAGGATGATCCAGCTTACGAGCGCGGACTTGCCGATGCCGTGGCCGGACGTTCGGGCGAGCTGGATGGCTTCGCTTGCGTTAATCACCCCCCGGCCAAGGTCAATGAGGATCGCCTCCTGCCAAGCTTCGGGGCCAGTCCGACCTGCGAGTTCGCCCGGCTCTCCCCAGGGGAAGGAGAAAAACACGAACCCGAGGGGGTCGGCCGTGAAGTCGGCAAGCTCTACAATTAGGTCGGTCATTCGATAACGAGGGTCCGCTGCTGTACCCGGCGACGGGCGGCTTCAAGCCTGGAGGCCATGTCGACGTTCAGGTTTACGTTCGTCTGCATGGACTGAGGGCCGTGGCCGGTACGGTCCGCTCCCATCTTGATGATGTCGAGCAGGGCGTTGGTCGAGACCTTTTCCGGTTCATCTTCGAGCCGGTCCGCCAGCTCGTCAAGGGCCGTGGACGAAATGCCAGCAAGCTTCTCGTGCATGTCCCGGTAGACCTTCGTCACGTCCTCGCGGTAGAACGAAAGAAGCTCGATGAACGCAGGGTCCGTCATCAGGATGCTGCAGCGGTTGAGGGTCAGCCCGACCATAACCGCCGCCTCACCGATCGGAGTGCCCGCCGCGAGGTTCCGGGCCAGGGCGTGATGCCGGTCTGTCAACCGCTTGACCGCTGACACAGCATTCGCCGCCGGATGGGGCACCGCAGCGAGAAGCTCCAAATCCGCGCGCACCAGCGGCCGGACTACATCGGCCCGCACTGTCGTTCGCGTGTTTCCGTTCAGGTTGAATATGTCTGCCATGTGACCTCTCGCCAGCAGCTTACCACCGGTTCGCGGGGAAGGCAAGGGCCATACGCTTACAGCCGGTAAGCATACATACTTGCACTGGTACGGATGATGTATGTATGCAGGTTGGAATGGGGTATTTTTGTCGAAGGGCTAAGTATACGCGATGGCCCCCCGGCACCGGCGAAAGGCCCCCCTCCCCTTCGGGCAAGATTGACGACAGGTCGTGGGGGTGGGTGGGTGACTTGCAGCTGCCGGTGATCTGCCCGCCGATCAGGTCCGGGCGAAAATAAATGCGGGCAAGGTGAAAATAATTATTGACAAGGCAGCTTGGCCGTGTTTTATGGTGGTCACGGCGCGATTGTGCGGCGGATGATGGAGTCTAAAATGGTTGAAGTCGCTTTTTGGCTGGTGTCCACGCGCAATTCCACCGCGCAGCCACAACTTGCAATCGCGTTGTTTTCACCGGATTTCAAGGAAGCACGTGCGCAAGCTGTTAAAACCATGCAAGAAATTCCGGCATGGTCATCGTGGGCGATGATGGAGGCTGATCAGAAAACAGTGATTTGTGAGTGGAAAACAAAAACACCGCTTGTCGAAGTTATTTCGGTGTGATAATGGTTGTTTGCACCGTACGCGGTGCATTCATCCGCGATCATGCGGAATTTTGAAGATGGAGTCTATCATGTCTGTTACCCTTCCCACGGCTCTCGAAATTGGCAACGCGATCTTGGCCGCGCAGTTCAGCACGACGATTGCCAAGACTGAAACCCTTCCGATTAACATGAACGAGTTTCCGCTTGTGGCCATTATGTCCATGCTGTCGCATGGGGCGCAGCGCAAGTTTAACGACGCGACAGGCGGCGCTGACAAGTCGGCGGCGGAAAAGGTCAGCATTGCCAAGGCCATGATTGCCGACTTCAAAAATGGTGTCGTGGCCAAGCGCGGCGAAGGCGCGACGACGGATCAGCTGGATGCGCGCAAGGCGATGCGTTCGCTGATGTCGCGGGCAGATGTGAAGACGTTGAACGAGATGGAGCCCGTAGCGCAAATCAAGAAGCTTGACGAATTGATCGCGGCCAATGCCGATATCGTGGCTGGCGTCGTGGCTGACAATCGTGCCGAAGCTGCCCGCGTTGCGGCGCGGAATGCCGGACTGGTTGGCAAGGTTAAGATCAGTCTTTAACCTTTTGGGGCGGCGCGAGTCGCCCCTTTCTTTCTCAAAAAATGGAGTGTGTCATGAATGAAGTTCAAAAGCTGCGCAATGAAGTCGAGCGGCTGAGTGCGCAAGTGGCGGATATGAAAGCTGTCGAGATGACTCGCGAAGTCGCGGCTGACATTGCCAATGGGATTATGGTCATCCTCGGTAATACCGCTTATGAAAACTGGCCAAAAGTGGCCAAGATCGCCGCAAGTTACACAGGGCGTAAAATGCCCGCCAGCTTTTCGGTCTATCTTAACCTACTGCCGCATGCTGATAATTAACCCCAGCCACATACGGACAGAATACCCCGGCGAAAGCTGGGGTTTTTTGTTTTTGGCGTATGGTCCCGCGTGACGGGTGGCAATGCGGCGGGCAATGCGGCGTAAGATCGCGCGTGGCGCAAATGCCGGGGGTCAGGACGGCCGAAAGCCTTTCGCCGGTATGCAAACCCACCGCACGCCTTTCGCCCGTCTACGGGCCTTACATCGCGAGTCCGTGACATCGCCCTATCGATAGCTGCTACCATGCGCGCTACTTTCCGCTACCATGCCCCGAACACCCCTTGCCCCCTCTAACACGTGGTTTGGCAGAGGACGACCATACCCGGAGTTCGGTATGTATGCTTACACAATGGAGGCGTACATACCCACCTCCTTCGCACTTTTTTCCTTCAGTAGAGATTTTTTTTTTTAGAAAATTTTGGGGCAAAAAAGGGAGGCGGGGAGGGGCACCCCCCTTGGCAGCGAGGGTATGTACGTCCTCACCCAAACTGCGTAACATACCCCCCAAGGTGTCCTTTGGGCATGGTAGCGGATTGTAGACGGTACGGCAGCGGCTAAGCGTAGGGCGATGTTTCCACCGCGCCGTGTCATCTACATATGGCTGTTGCGGACCTTACCAGTTTGTGATAATATCCATTTGGGCCGAATTGCGCCCGGACTTTTCCCGTCAACTGGTGGCGCGGAAACCTGAAGATGGAGTCTTCAAAATGACAGTGCGTAAGATGATCGTTACCCTGGCCGTTCTTGGCGTCAGTGTGCGAAGGGAAAGCGGCGGTTTCGCCCTCTACCGTGGCCGGGCACGCCGTTGGGCCGCTGACCTTGCGTCAGCATTCGACGAAGGCATTGACATGGGAGCAAGCGGGCTGTGAACACCAACGGCATTCCTGAATATAAGCTGACGCCGTGTGAAAGCGTCACGCGTCCGGCCCCGCTGAAGCAGTCCGAAGCTGACCTGATCGAAGCACGCATACTTACTCGGCGGTGGAAAGCGCGGGGTAACAGCATTTTGCTCAGCGTCGGTCAGCATGTCGCGGTCATGTTGGAAAATGCCCTGACGGTGGCCGAGGCGCGGATTAAGGAATTGGAGAGCAAGCTGTGAGAGCGTTCCCAACCTACTTGACCTTTGCAGCGATCATCACAACGATCGCGGCCCTGGCCCTGACCTTCATCGACACCTCGCGGTGGGCGGAAGGAAGCAGGGTTCTTTTCGTCTACGGCACGACCGTAGTGGGGATTTTTGGCCTGCTTTGCTTTTGGCTGGCCCAACTTTTGAAGGACAACGCAGATGAAGGCTAAGGAAGTTTTGGTTCAGGCCAAAAAGCTGATTTCGGACCCCGCGCATTGGACCCAGCGGGTCTCGGCGAGAAATGCCGAAAATGCCGTCTGTCAGACTGACAGCCCCGATGCTGTATGCTGGTGTTCATACGGTGCAGTCTACAAGATCGGCGGCGAACTTGACAGCTATGAAGCCTACGGCTTGCTCACGCTTGCTGCTGGGAGCATGGGCAAGGATTGGGTGACTGAGGTCAACGACGACGGCACCCACGCTAACGTCATGCAGATGTTCAGCATCGCAATCGAACTGGCAGGAGCTTCCGATGAAGGTTAAAGACGTACTGCTAAAGGCCAAAAGCCTGATCGCCGACCCCGCGCATTGGACGCAGGGCGTTTATGCGAGAGATGCTGAAGGGTTTGACGTCGGCCCAAACAGCCCCACGGCCGTATGCTGGTGCAGCTACGGCGCGATCGACGCGACTGCCCCGGACTTCACAGCCGAAAACACAGCGGCGGGGACTTTCCTGAAAGACGCAGCCTTGGCGCTGTTCCCCACGTCCGTTCCTTGGCGGGCAGACGCGCCATTCAACGTCTACGGCCCAGTCGACGTGAATGACAAGATGACTCACGCTGATGTCATGCGTATGTTTGACAAGGCAGCGGAACTGGCAGGAGAAGACAATGCATAACGAACAACTCACCGAGGCCCTTCGGCGGCTGCTTTCTGCGGTCGAAGGGCTGCAGTATGCCGGGGCGCGGATAGAGCAAGCGGTGATAAACGCCAAAGCAGCCCTCGTGGCGGCAGACGCCGATCGTACCCGCTACCTCGACCTCACCCCGCTCGCCCAGCCGCCGGTCCCCACGTACAGCGTGGCTGAGCCGGTTGACTTCCCCTTGGGCTGGACCCCTGACAGTCCCCGTTACCTCGCGGCGGTCGTCCACAACGGCGAGGTCTACGTCTTGCCGAACATCTACCATCTCAGCCGCGCCACGGCCACGTACACTGCGGAAGAAGCCCTCCGCACGGCCAAGGCATTCGCAGGTTTTCCTCTTTCCAATTGGGTGCGCCGTGTTTCGCTGTGAAACTGTTGAAGATAAGCAGCGAAATTTCGACATCGCTGACATCATGCTGAACACTGTGCTTGCGGGGGCGGCGCAGGATTGCTGTTGCCTGCCGCATTACTACATGAGCGTCACGCTGCAGGCCGAGAGCATCAAGCGGCTGATGCCGGAAGACGAACTCCTTCGGGTGGATGCGGAAATCATCCGCCTGCTCTCCAAGGTCAAGGTGGTGGTGGCGAGATGAGTGAAAAACCAACGACGACAGCGGTTAAGGTCGAAGAACTCCTTCGATTGCTGAAGATCGAAGAGGCGGCGAAGAAGTTCCTCGCCCGCTACGAAGTCGATGACACAGCCGGAATACGGCTGGCGTATCGGCAGCTGCATTCGGCGTTAAACGAATGACCCAGGCCGAACTTGTTCTCATCTGGTTCGCCGCGTCCCACGCGTTCAGCCATGCCCGGCAACAGCCCGGCGTGACCTCGTTCAACTTTGTCGTCTTCATCATCCTGCAGTGCATCTGCATCTACATGAGTATCAAAACCCTGATTGGAGCATGGTCATGAAACCCAGTGAAAAAATCGAAGCGATTAAATCGCTCATCTCAGACCCGGCAAGGTGGACTCAGCATGTAGCTGCACGAGACGCTCAAGGTCTTGAGACCCATGCAACGGACGAAAATGCTGTGTGCTGGTGCGTTTACGGCGCGGGAGCAAAGCTTCGTTTCCCGGTGCTGTCGTTTTACACCTACATCGAAGAGGCGGCGAGGGATATGGTCGGGATTGGAGGAGTTAGCATGAACGACTCCTTACCGCATGACAAGGTTATGAGCGTTCTCGACCACGCAATCAAACTAGCAAAAGGAAAAGGCGCATGAAACCTACCTATGTCCGCGCAAGCGACTTCGACTTCCCTACCGGCTGGACCCCGGCTTCCGCTCGTTTTTGCCCGGCGATCGAGGCGAACGGCATCACCCTGTACCACAGCAAGATATGGTGCCCGACGCAGCAGTCCGCCAAGCAAATGGCAGCTGACTTCGTTGACCAAGCTGCGACCCTCGGCGTCGGCCTCCGCATAGCCTTCGCCCTCAACCCCGACTGGAAGCGCTTCACCGAATAACGCTACCTGCAGGGCTTCGGTCCTGCAGTGAGAGTCATTCGGGCTCACAAGGAAGATGGAAATGGCGAACTCAAATTTTTACATGCACTGCCGTGGCGAAGACGGCAAGCAGTACATCGTAGGCGATGACTTCAAACTGCCCGTCAGCGTCAGTCACTCGACAACAATCAGTGACGGCAATATGGGCTCAACGACGCACCTTTTCTTCGACACCCTCGATGAAATGCGGGCATTCGTCGACGCAGCTAACACAGCCGTCGCCCGCGCCGAACAGCTTTCCGCGAAGGAGGCCGAAAATGCCCAAAACTAACGTCGAGTTCGTCACGGAACTCATGGAGTTCAGCAACTTCGGCGCCCTCGCCCAGCTTTTCGTCATCGACGCGCTCGACAAATGGTCCGCGCGGATAAAAGACGCTGACTTGTCCGACTGGGGCGACGACAGCTTCATCCACCCCGATGCCTGGAAAGGCGTCGCGGCTGAAATCAACCAAAAGCTCAAGGAGCGGAAATGACCGTCATCCGCCCCGCTACCATTATTGGCGGGCTCCCGGTCATCGTCGAGATAGCATTCGGCGTTGACGACTCGCCAGTGACTGGCCGGGAATATTGGTCAGAGGTCGAAGCCATCTTTTGGCGCAAGCGAGACGGGAGCAAGGGAAAGGAAATCCCTCAGCACGTTTGGGACAAAGCCGAAAAATACGACTCCGGCTTCTGCAATCTTATTGAGCAAGTCACAGAAGACCTTGCTCACGAAAACAACCAACCAACCGAGGAAATGGTGCAATTCACATGACCGACATCCTATTCGGCCTGCCAGTCGTCCACGTCGAGGAAGTTATCGACCTGCCCGACAAGATGTCCGACCTGCTTTCCCTCGCCCTCGATGCATTGGAAGCCTGCGAGGCGGACCCGAACTACTTCGTCTACATGGGGGAGTACCACAAGCCAGCCGATGACGGCACATGCTCCGTATGCCTCGCCGGCAGCGCCATGGCGAAAGTTCTCGGGGCGGATAAAACTCGCTGGCTCTGGCCGGACAACTTCGACGACCGGCTGGAAAAGAAACTTCGTGCCATCGACCGGCTGCGCCAGGGTCGGGTGTACGAAGCAGCTAAAGAGCTTGGTATCGCCGCTCCCTTCGATTCCGTTGCTATTCCTTATTACAGCGTTTCCCCCGAAGAATTCAAAGCCGTTCTGCGCGGTCTTGCGGCAAAGTTGAAGGAGCTTGGAGCATGAGCGACCCCACCCCGGAAGCCGTCGCGGCGGCGAAGGCCAATGTTGATGCCTATCTGGCGATGATCAAGCCAGACGCCGCCCTCGTGTGGTGGATGAAAGATGCAGTGCCACTGCGAGCCGCCCTCACCGCGAGCGAGGCGCGGGAGGCTGCACAGGCCGAACGCATCGCCGCCCTGGAGGTCGAGGTGAAGGGGCTGCGGGAGGTGGACGAAGGGGTCTACGCGGAGGCTGTGGATCTCGCGGTGAAGGACTGTTTTCCGGTCATCGCGTTCATATCCCCCATCGCTTGTAACATGCTTGGCCGCAAGCTGGTCAGGCGCATCCCCGAAGTCGCCGCTGAATTTGCCGAGAGAGCCAAAGCCCGCGCGGCGCTCGACGGGAAGGCGGTGGGGGGATGAGCGAGCCGTCATTCAAGCGGACCCTAAACCAGCACGGCGTCAAGTCATCCTGCGACCAGTGGAGGACCGTCAACGGGCGGCATTTCTCTCACTGGACCTCTGACGGCGTAGAGGAAGCAGCGGTCGCGCTGAGAAAGGCCGGTGTTCGCTGTCGCAGATTCGGCGGCGAGCTTTACGTCGATCAAGATGACTTAGCCAAAGCAGCGAAAGGCCCCACCCCATGACTGACCTGATCGCCCGGCTGCGGGAAAGTCTGGCTAATGCTGATGAGGCTGCGAAGTGGCCTCACCTGAATGACATGTGCCTTATCGAAAGAGACGACTTGCGTGCTGCTCTCGAATTGCTCGACCCCGAGCCCTCCCGCATCCGGGCGGCGGTGGAGGGGGAGACTGAACGGTGCGCGGGGATCGTCAAATCCGTCGTGGACCACAACGCCCATATCCACACAGTCTATCGCAAGATCGAACTGCCAACAGAAGCCAAAATGGCAGATGGCGTTCGCAAAGTCTGTGAGCGCATTGAAGCCGCCATCCGAGCGAGGACGCCATGAGCCAACTGTATGCAGTCAAGCTTGCGAATGGGAATTGGTGGAGACCGCCGGCCGCTACAGTAATTATTTCCTCGAAAGAGGGATGCTACAGCGCGATTAATGAGTGGAAGTGCTATTTTCCTGAACTCCTTTTATCCGCAAAAGTCGTCCCCATCCGCCTAGAGGAGGCCCCCGATGCCCGGTGACACCGATGACGATTTCTTCGGCCTTCCGTCTGTCGGCTCGCCTGAATGCAGAGCCGCCGTCGAAGCCCGTCACAAGGATTGGACGCCACGCGCCGGCACAGTCTCCAACCCGCTGCCAAGCCTCGAATGGCCGGGGGATGACAAGCCGTCAAGCTGGTACGGAATAAATCCAAAGGGCCAACTGACTAAGGTCTACCGCTCATACGAGGACTATTGCGATGACTGACACCCCCGACCTCCGCGCCGCCATCGCCACCGTCAGGGCGGCGGGGTTCAGGGTCGCGCAATACGATGACGAGCATCTGGCAGCGCTCGGTGTCGAGTTATGGAATTCGCGAGACTACTGGGCGCGACTGAACGGCAACGGGCATATGTACACGGCCTCTGCCATTGAGCGCGCCAACCTTCGCGTAATCAAAGCGCGCGAATCCTTCAAATCCTATCTGGACGAAGGCGACCCGGAACTGACGCGAGCCGCCATGGTCGCGGCAGGAGAGGTGAAATGAGCGCCGAGGAAATCGCGATGAAGCTGTGGACGGAACTGCACCGCCAATACCACGATGGCAGCGGCATGACGGCTTATGTCGAGACATGGCACGACGAGGTCCGCGCCAACCCGCGCGACGTGTGTATCGACGGGCATCTGGACCTCGTCGCCATGGTGGAATTCGTGCTGAAGGAGGGCGGGAGGTGATCTGCAAGCTATGCAAGGGTTCCGGCAATCTCGTCTGCAGCGACCACACCGGCCAGCTTCTTTGGTGGCCGTGCGTATCGTGCGGTGCGACCGGCGTCACCATTCAACACGGCCCGGCATTGATCGGCCCCGGCACAAGAAAGCGCACCCCATGACCGCCCCCGACCCCGCCGTCGAGGCGCTGGCGAATGTGCTGAAGCCCATAATGGGCAGCATGTTTTTCAAGCTACCGGACATCGACTTCGCAATCATTTCAGATGGCATCCTCGCCGCGATCCGAGCCGGGCAGGTGCCGGGGGTTGGTGTAGAGTCGCCGACGTTCATTGGCGCAACAATCGGCCCCTCAGATCAGCGGGTTCACTACATACCCGCGCCACCGGAGGCAGAATGACCTACTTTCGTTCAAAAAAACTCACCAAACAGCAAGTCCAAGAAATCTTCCTCTCAACGGACAAGCTTATCGTCATCGCTAAACAATACAAAATCAGCGAAGCGACTGTAAGTCTAATCCGCAACAGCAAACGCCACGAGCCTTTCACAAGGAACCTCCCATGTCCAGCTACGACCCCGATCGATCCCGGTTCAACTACATCGCCAACCCCGAGCGACTCTTGCTCCACTCCATCACCCCGGCCACCCCGGTGAGCGGCCCGCACGAGTTCACCCCCTGGACCTTACGTCCTTCCGTCTGCAAGCTGTGCCTCCGGCCCAAACACAAATGCACTGCACTCTCCCCTTCCAATCCCGCCGAGGCTGTGGTATAATGGCCCCGGCAGCAAGGAGTCCCCAATGCGTTTAAGCCTCGGCCCGAACGGAGATATGCAGGCGCATATCAAATCCGCCGACTCCGATACGGAGCACGCAGTCCGTGTGCCGCTGACCGAGAACGGCGTCCGCTTTCTCCATCACCTGCTGGTCCAGCAGACGAAAGCCCCGCAGGCCAAGATCGGCACCCTCGCCTCCCCAACGCAGCAGGACGCCGATCTTTGGCTCCGTCGCGACGCCGCGAAGAAAGCTGACGCCGCCTATCCCGACATCGATCGCTCAAAGCTGAAAGTATCCCTATGACCTCCCTCGCCATGTTTGAAGACGTGAAGGAAATTCTCGACCAGGCGCTTGCCTCGGGCGGCGGCGAAGTCACTCTCGCATCCCCCGGCCAGGCAGTCCGTTGGAGGCAGCGGGCCTACCAGTTCCGCAAGCTCATGCGGGGCAAGGTGGACTACTCGATCTACGATCGGCTTACGCTGAACAAGCTCGAAGACGGCTCCGCAGTCGTGACGATCAAGGTCATTCAGCAGGCAGCCGTCTTTGCACCGGCCGCTGACGGCATCCCGGTGAAACTTCCGGAGCCGACGCTGAAAAAGCCCTCCGCCCGGCTCCGCAAAGTCGCAACGACCGACGACCTGCAGGAAGCAGCCGACGCCATCGCGGAGAAGCTGAAGGGGGACATCTTTTGATTCTTATCTACGACCTTCCTCCCGGCGTCCGCTTTTATTCCATCCAGCGCCACTACGCCGTCGGCCCCTACCGCGTGGGGCTGATGAAGGAGATCAAACTCCCCAACGGCAAGCTGGGGGAAATCTACGGTCAGGGGTTTTCAAAAGACCTCACCGAAGCAGCGGCCCTTGCCTTAGCAGACATCGACTTAAGCCTCAGACGGCGGGCATTCATCGAGCGCGGAGAGGCCATCGACCCATCGCTTTCCGCAGTTAAAATATCTTTGTGAGGACATATGGCAGAACCATTGTACTTCAAAGACGGCCTAATCCCCGCTGACCGGGCTTGGGCAATATACGACGGGAAAACTATCCGGGTTTACCTGAAAGGTGAATTGATAGCTGACCTGCCGTTTGAGACTTTCGCCGCACTTCAAAACGCACTGGAGGCAGTAGAATGACTGGAAGTTCCCGCTACGAAAAACGCTACCTCGGCGACGGCCTGTACGCCGACTACGACGGATACCAAATTCGTCTCTACACTATGGAAGGCGCCGAGGTCTTTCTCGAACCCTCCACTTACGAAGCGCTGATCCAGTACCAGCGCGGACTGGCCGACCCTATCCACGACGACGCAAACATTATGCTGAGGAGCACTTCCGATGAAATCTCGAATAGTTAAAATAAGAGTTCCGCCCGACCTTGCGGCTGAACTTGATCTAATCCTCAACGAGCGAAAACTTTCCATTGAAGATGCAGCTTTGCTGTATCTCCGGTCTATGGTGGCAAACGCCACTCGGGACCGCTGTCTTTTTCTTTCCGACAAAATGCAGTTCGGAAAATTCAAAGGCTCCACTCTTGAGACCGTGATAAAAGCACAGCCAGATTACGTGGTCTGGCTTCTGACTAATTCCAAATCCTTCTCAATCGAGATTGAGGCAATGGAATTACTCAACGACATTATGTCAGGAGATTAAACTTGTCCTTCACCCCCACCCTCGAACAGCTTGCCATCGTCGAAGCAGCTGTCTCGTCTTCGGACAACCTCCTCATCGAGGCCCTCGCAGGCGCGGCCAAGACTTCTACCCTGGTCCTCATCGCGGAAGCCCTGCCCGGCGAGCGCATCCTTTCCCTCGCCTTCAACAAGCGCATCGCGACGGAAATGACCGCCCGCCTGCCGTCGAACTGCGAGGCCAAAACCCTCAACGGTCTCGGCCACGGCGTTTGGGCTGACGCTATCGGTCGGCGCCTGACCATTGACACAGGCAAGGTGTACAAAATACTGTCCACCCTCATCGCCAAGCTGCCGAAAGACCTGCAGTCCGCTGCCTACGCCGCTCTCGCCGAGCTTATCCAAGCCGTCAGCTTTGGCAAAGCCTGCGGGTACGTCCCTGCCGGCGTCGACAAGATGAAACGCCTCATGGACGATGGCGAGTTCTTCTCCCACCTCGAGGAAGAACTCGAGCCTTGGAAGCAGGAGCTTATCGCCGAAGCTTCCGCCATCTCCATCAAGCAGGCGTGGCAGGGCCTGTGCGACTTCGACGATCAAATCCTCATGCCGACGCTCGCTACCGGCGTCTTTCCCCGATACCCGCTCGTCTTGATCGACGAGGCCCAGGACCTATCCGCCCTCAACCACGCCATGCTGCAGAAGCTGGTGAAAAAGCGGATCATTGCAGTCGGCGACTCGGCCCAGGCCATCTACGGTTTCCGAGGGGCGCATCAGGACAGTATGTCCTTGCTCGCCCAGCAGTTCACCATGAAGCGGTTGTCGCTGACAATCTCCTTCCGCTGCCCTCGCGCCGTTGTCGAGGCCGCTCGTTTCCGCGCCCCGATGATGCGCTATCCTGAGTGGGCGATCGAGGGGGAGGTCGCGCACCTCGGCGAGTGGACGCCCGCTACCATCCCCGACTACGCCTCCGTTCTGTGCCGCAACAACTCCCCGCTCTTCTCCGTCGCCATCAAGCTGTTGAAGGCCGGCCGCTACCCCGAGCTTATCGGCAACGACATCGGCAAGGGGCTGCTGAAGATCATGTCGAAGTTCGGTCCTCCGAAAATGCCCAAGGCCGACGTGCTCTCCGCGATCGAAACGTGGCGGTCAGAGAAACTGGAAAAGTCCCGCGCCATCGCCTCCGTCAACGACAAGGCCGACTGCCTCATCATCTTCGCCTCGATGGGCGACAACCTGGGCGAGGCAATTGCCTACGCCGAGCACATCTTCGCCTCGTCCGGCCCCATCAAACTCATGACTGTCCACAAAGCCAAGGGCCTTGAGTTCGATGATGTCTTTTTCCTCGACCACCAACTGATCGGCAAGGAGAAGCAGGAGCCGAACCTGCGTTACGTCGCCATCACCCGAGCCAAGAAGCGGCTCACCTACATACGCTCGGACGACTTCAGAGCGTGATACATACCCTTACACCCTGTAATCATACATACGGGGCTGCAATTACCCGTTGACATTTGGCCACAAAGCCGTAAGATCGTCAACGGTTCACCGGGGCATTCCGCCCATCAAGCCAAGGAAACAGACAATGACCACCAAGACCAAGCTGATTGCAGGTATCGCCTTCGTCCTTTCGCAGCCATACGCCGCTGGTCACATCGTGACCGACGCCGAAGCCAAGGCGCTCAATCAGGTCCGCTCCGAGAACATCGGAAACAACGTGCGCGAAAAGGTGAAGGAGCTGGCCGCTGCCGGCGACGAAGCCGCCGCTCACGCCCTCGTCGCCGAGAAGGACGCCGAGTATGTCTTCAACTTCTCGGCCGTCAGCGCCGCTCGCAAGCTGGACCCCGAAGAGGCCGAGGCCCGCAAGATCGCCAAGGACCTCATCAAGGCCCACCTGGCCGAGAACGGCCGCAAGCTCACCGTCGCCCCCGAGGGCACCACGAAGGAAGAGTGGGAGGAGAAGATCGACGCCGAGATCGATCGCATCGCCGCGACCCCCGAGGTGCTCAAGGTCGCGAAGAAGAACGTCGCCGACAAGAAGAAGCGTTCGGAGCAGCTGCTCGGCGCCGTCGGCGGAGTTTCCGTCTAAGGTTCTAGACTCCATCTTCCCTTAGACGGACGGCCCCTGCGTGACCCACCCCCCTCGGCACGCAGGGGCTACCCCCCTCTAAAATGGTTAGAACGGGTGGATTACCCCCAGCAGTGCCGGGCTAATTAAACGACGACGACTGAAAAAATCGCGTCCATCCGTTCTATCCTTTTCAGAGTGTACCACGAAAGGAAAGAGTATGATCGAGTCAGTTCTAAACGGCGCAAACTTCCGGCCCGAGTCGGCGCGGAACCTCGTCAAGAAGCTGCAGATCGGCGAGATGCTTGAGCTGAAGCACGAGCCCTTCAACGCCTACGACCCCAGCGCCGTTCAGGCCCTGTACGAGGGCATTCACATCGGCTACGTCGCGAAGGCAGACAACGCCGGCATCGCTGCCCACATGGAAGACGGCGGCGAGGTGACCTGCGAAGTCACCGGCTTCTTCTCCACCCTCAAGCCCACCCTGCGTATCGAGCTTCTCTAATGCTGGAGCTTCTCTACGAAGCGTACCACTCCGAGTACGGTATCGTCGTGGAAACCGATGACGTAGAGAAGCTCCGCCAGAAGCTGTACCAGCTGCGCAAACCGCACAAGGAGCTTGCATGTCTTTCATTCGCTACTTCCCCGATGCTGCCCAAAACCAACCTCTGGATCGTCCGTCGTCCAGACTAACCGGAGCGTTTCATGGCCAAAGCTGAAACCACCCTCGTCAAGCACACGCTGAACCTCCACAAGGGGGATTACCGGCGTGTGCAGGAGCTTTACCCTGACGTAGGCGCCGGTGCCGTCATCCGCCGCCTGCTCCGCAACTTCCTCGAGCGTGTCGACGCCGCAGGCGGAACGACTGACGAGCTTTCCGAGGAGGTCAAACTTTGACCGACATTTCCGAACTTGTAAATTTACGTGTAAAATACGATCCCATTACAGGTATTTTTACATGGAAAAACTATGGGGCTAAAACCGGAAGAATTGCCGGAACAAGGACTGGTTTAGGCTATATCCGTATAGGCATAGCCGGTAAAGATTATATGGCGCATCGGCTTGCGTGGCTTATTGTGCATGGAACTTGGCCTAGCAATGTTATTGATCACATTAATGGAGTTGGCACTGATAATCGCATAGCTAATTTAAGAGATGTGTCTATCAGCGATAACGCAAAAAATCGTCGTGGCGCTAATACAAACAGCAAGACAGGATTAAGGGGCATTACACAGCATCAAAACGGTTATATAATTAGAAAAAACGCTAAATATGTAGGAACCTGTACCAGCTTAACCGGCGCAAAAATCATGTGGGAGAACGCAAATGTCTGACGTCCATGAGCTTATGCGGCGTGACCCGCTGAAGCTCACCAAGGCTGACGTTTCGCAGATCGTTCAGGTCATGCGGGAAAACCGGGGCCGCTTCACTGCCGGCAATGCCAAGGCCGGGAGCACAAAGCCGCTGACCGAAAAGCAGAAGCAGCTTGGCGGCCTCGCCGAAACCCTCGGGCTGAAGATTTCCCTTTAAGGAGGCCCAATGGCCGACTCGCCTTACGACGCCCTAGGCCGTCAGTACGCCTGGGACAGCACCTCCATCAAATACGCCGAGGAATGTCTGTACAAGTACAAGCTGGCGATGCTTGAAGGATGGCAGCCGGAGTCCAAGTCCGTCCATCTACTTTTTGGCGGCTGGTACGCAACGGCGCTGGAGCATTTCCACAAGCACCGCGCTGCAGGTATGGAGTGGGTCGACGCGGTTGAGACCGTCGTGCTTGAAGCCCTCGTCAACACATGGGAACATGAGCGGGATGAAGCTGGCGAGCGCCTCCCCGATACCGGCTCCGCTTGGGAGTCCGACCACAACACCAAGACTCGCGAGAACCTGATCCGCACGATCATCTGGTACTTGGACCAGTTCGAGGACGACGCTGCGAAGACAGTCATCTTGTCGAACGGACAAGCCGCAGTCGAATACTCCTTCACGATCAACGTAGACAACGGCATCACTTTTTCGGGCCACCTCGATCGTCTCGTTGAGTACGCCGGGCACATCTACGTGCAGGACCAGAAGACAACCGGCAACACGATCACGCAGAAGTTCTTCGAGGGCTTCTCCCCCGACACGCAGATGTCGATGTACACTTTCGCCGGAAAGATGCTGTACAACATCCCCGTCCACGGAGTCATCATCGACGGCGCGCAGATCGCTGTAGGCTTCAGCCGTTTCGAGCGCGGCTTTGCGTGGCGTACGGCGGACCAGCTCGACGAGTGGTACACTGACACCATGTACCACATCGAGGCTGCGCGCAAGGCCGTGGAGGAAAATTACTTCCCCATGAACCGCAGCTCATGCGGGAACTACGGCGGGTGCGAGTTTCGTAGCATTTGCTCCAAGTCGCCCGTCGTGCGCCAGCAGTACCTCAAGGGTACGTACGTTCAGCGCACCCCCTGGAACCCGTTGGAGAAAAGATAATGGCCAGCCTTTCCGACCACGCATCTTCCCGCTTCGCTAAACTTCTCTACATCGGCGACAGCGGTTCTGGCAAGACCGGCTCTCTTGAGCCATTGCTCCGCGACGGCTATCACATGCGGATCATCGACATGGACAATGGGCTTGACTCCCTCGTCCAGTTCGCCAAGAAGAACTGCCCGGCCGCCCTTGGCAACGTCGAGTACGAGACCCTGCGCGACGCATACACCTCCACTCGCAGCGGCCCGATCGTCAAGTCAGCGAAAGCCTTCGTCGCCGCGCTGGAGAAGATGACGGAATGGGCCAAGATCGAGGACGATAACACAATCTTCGTCCTCGACTCCTTGTCCGCTTTCGGCAAGGCAGCTTTCGAGTGGGCCAAGGGGCTCAACCCTACGGCCAAAGACCCGCGCCAGTGGTACTTCGCCGCACAGCAGGCAGTCGAAAACACACTCGCCTTGCTTACCTCCGAAGACTTCAAGATGAACGTGATCGTCATTTCCCACGTCAACTACAAGGAAGTCACCGAGGGAGTCCACAAGGGGTACGCCAACGCTATCGGCGCTGCCCTCGGCCCCATCATCCCGCGCTACTTCAACACCATGCTTCTCGCCGAGTCGCAGGGCTCCGGCACGAACACGAAGCGCAAGATCAAAACCATGCCCACAGGCATCATCGACGTGAAGAACCCTGCGCCGAGCTTGCCTGCGGTACTCGATTTGGAGACGGGTTTGTCCGCCGTCTTCAAAGCCCTGAAGGGGCAAAACTAGGACTACCAACCTCAACAAGGAACTACAGCATGTCTCTCAATTTCGCCGACCTCGCCAACAAGAAGATGTCCGACATCGAGGCAGTGCCCCTGCCGCCCGTCGGTCATTACCGCTGGAAGATCACCAAGCTGCCCGAGATCACCACCACTGCCGATGGCAAGTGGGACATCCTCAACATCCCCGTTCGTGCCGTCGAGGCTGTCGACGTCGAGGACATCGCGGAGTTCAAGGGCAAGCTGACTGACATCATGCAGTCGGTCCGCTTCATGTTCGACAAGAACGACGAGGTCGCCTTCCTGAAGTCGCTCAACCAGGTGAAGAAGTTCTTCTCCAAGCACGTCCGCTGCTGCGAGGAGGACGACGAAATCAAGATCGCCCTGAACAATTCCGTCGGTCAGGAGTTCATGGGCCAGATCGCCTGGAAGGCCGACAAGAATGACCCCGAGGTTTTCTTCGCCAACATCAGCAAGACCGGCCCGCTGGATTAACTGAAGGAGGGGGGCGAAAGCTCCCCTTTTCTTTCCTCTTTTTCAGGACAGCCGCGATGACCCCGATCTACTTTCTCTACTCCGCCCGTTCTTCCGGCTGGATGACAACCTCCGGGATTTACAGCTCCGAAATCAAAGACGCCAAAGAGTTCTCGCAGGCGGAAGCTCTCAAACTCTGCAAGCTCCATTACAAAAATGGAATGTCGGAGTTCGGGCTTATCCCAGTTTCTTTTTCTGACATCAAGGCAATCCAGTCGTGAATTTCAAAACAGTCCCCATCGACTCCATCACCGTCGATCGCGCGATCCGGCAGCGGCGCGAGCTGAACAACATCGAAGAACTCGCAGAGTCAATCCGGCGCGTTGGCGACGAGACAGGTGAGTGCGGGCTTATCAACCCCATCACTGTCAACAAGGACATGGTTCTGATCGCCGGCGAGCGCAGGCTTACCGCGTGCAAGATGCTTGGTTGGACCTCCATTCCCGTCCGCTTTTTTGAGAACCTTCCTGAACGCGAACAGCGTCTTGTCGAGCTGGAAGAAAACGTCCGGCGCCTCGGTCTTACGTGGCAGGAGGAAGTCAAGGCCGTGCAGGACTACCACAACCTGCGCAAGTCTTCCGAGCCCGACTGGTCGCAGGAAAAAACCGCCGAGGCCCTCGGCTTCACCGGCGCAACTGCCAACCGTTACCTTGTCGTCGCCTCGAAGATGGATGACCCGCAGGTAGCGAAGGCGGACAAGTTTTCCACCGCCTTGGGCCTCGTCACCCGCGCGAGAGAACGTCAGGCTGCAAGCGTGCTCGAGTCCCTTGACGAGCCCGAAGTCGAAGAACAGGTTGACGGCGAACCTGCGCCCGCAGCGCCTGTCAAGGTCGTCGCAAAAATCCCCCTCATCAATGCAGATTTCATCGAGTGGTCCGCTGCGTACACCGGCCCGAAGTTCAACTTCCTGCATTGCGACTTTCCCTACGGCGTGAACATGCACGACAGCGGGCAGGGCGCCGGCCAGGGGTTCGGGACGTATCAGGATAGCCCTGATGTTTACTGGAAATTGCTTGACCATCTCAGCGCCGTCATGGACAAGCTCGTCGCCGACAGCGCTCATATGATCTTTTGGTTCTCGATGGACTTTTACAGCGACACATTAGTCCGGCTTAAGCTCATGGACTGGAACGTCTCCCCCTTTCCCCTCATCTGGCACAAGTCCGACAATACAGGCATCCTACCAGACAGCAAGCGCCAGCCCCGCCGGGTGTACGAAACCGCATTCTTCTGCACTCGCGGCGATCGCTTCCTCGCCACTGGCCCGCACGGCCAAGGCCCAGTTGCCAATTCCTTCGCCGCCCCAGGTCGCGACAAGTCGATCCACATGAACGAGAAGCCGGTAGAAATGCTCCGTCACTTCATGCGGTTGTGCGTTGACGAGTACTCCGTTATGCTTGACCCAACGTGCGGCAGCGGCAACGCGGTGAAAGCTGCAGAACTTCTCGGCGCCCACAGCGTCCTCGGCATCGAGCGTGATCCGGAGTTCTACGCCCGCGCTGTTCAAGCCTACCCTGCGACAGGCCCGGTCACGCTCTAATGTCAATCCTCCTTCTTGACGATTTCTGGAAAGAGGACGCTACGTCAGTCGAGGACAAGACTTCCTGGATTATCAAAGTTTTGCTTGCGCAGGTAGGCGTGGACATAAAGGACTGCCACAAGCTGTCCGTGATTAACGAGGAAACAAATGAGTGGAAAGTTCTCGGACCCAAAGCAGAAGGTTTCGGGCCTCAAGTTTCCACAGGAAAGTATGTCCGCAAAACCTTCCAGCCCGCCCTTGAGCGAACCAAAGAACGCATCGCCAAGCTCAGCCCTAATGTCATCGTCGGACTGGGCCAAATTCCTTCTTGGTTCCTGCTTAACACCGGAGGAGTTAAAGCGGTACGTGGCGCAGTTGCCGCATCCCCCTACGGAAAAACCATAGTCACCCATTCGGCCTCGGACATTATCCGAGACTGGAAACTTCGGCCTATCGTCATGAGCGACTTTGCAAAAGCTCGGGCCGAAAGCACCTCCCCTACCCTCGTCCGCCCATCGCGTAAAATCTGGATCGAGCCAACCCTGGCCGACCTCGCTGAGTTTGAAGAAAGGTACATTCGCCATGCCGACCTCCTCTCCACCGACATTGAAACAAATGGAGATCAAATTACTTGCATCGGTTTCGCACCGAGCCCTGACGTGGGAATTGTCATCCCCCTATCTTGTACCTCACCAGCTCGAGGGAACAACTACTGGCCGACGCTCTCCGAAGAACTTGTGGCGTTAAGCTACATCCGCCGTTGGTGCCAGCTTCCGGCCCTGTTCCAAAACGGACTGTACGACGTGCAGTTCCTTTGGCGCAGGTATGGCATAGCTGTACCCAACATGGCCGACGACACCATGCTGCTTCACCACGCGATGCAGCCAGAAATGCAAAAAGGTCTCGGCTTCCTCGGGTCGATCTATTCCAACGAGGCCTCTTGGAAGTTTATGCGGAAAGCGAAACACGATTAAATGGCTCGCATCATTGACACCGCCGACGTAGACTTCGCATCGATCCCGAATGCCGACGACCAGCACTGGGTTTACAACGGGCTAGATTGCTGCGTCACGCGGGAAATCTTCGACAGCCTTCGCCCCCAGCTTGACGCCACGGCCGCGCAGGTCTACGACCTCTCGCGCGCCTTGCAAGCCCCGGTGCTGGAAATGTCGATGCGCGGCATAGCCGTTAACAAAGCCCGCCGCATCAAAACCCTCCAGGACATGAGGCGGAAGCTTTCTCTCTTGGAAGAAAACCTCACCGAAATCATCCGGGACGGTATAGGGATTGACCTTAACTGGCGGTCCCCCGCACAGCTCAACGAGCTATTCTACGACATCATGGGCCTGCCAGTTCAGAAAAAGAGGAACACAAATGGCGCTTACACTCGAACAAGTGATCGCACCGCTGTCGAAAATCTCAGTCAATATTATATTGCAGAACCCATCTGCAACCATCTCCTTGCCCTCCGCGACCTCGGAAAGTCGATCGGGTTCCTTGAGACCGGTGTTGATCCAGATGGACGAATGCGGTCAAGTTTCAATATCGCTGGAACTAACACCTTCCGATTTGCGTCCAGCGCTTCTGACTTCGGCACCGGGACAAACCTACAGAATGTTAACGGAGCTTTACGTTCAGTTTTCGTTGCCGACCGGGGGATGAAATTTGCCAACCTCGATCTCGAACAGGCCGACTCGCGGAACGTAGGTGCCGCCTGTTGGAATGCGTTCGTTGAGTCGAGGGGCGAAGCTTACGCCGGATCGTATCTTGACGCCTGTGAGATTGGCGACCTGCATACGTTCGTTTGCAAGATGGCTAACCCAGGACTTCCGTGGGGCGAGTCGCCGGATAAGGTCGTGGCCAAGACAATAGCTTACCGTGACAAAACCTATCGCGACCTGTCAAAAGGGCTCGGCCACGGATCGAACTACCTCGGCACCCCGCCCACAATGGCGAAGCAGTCGAAAATCCCGGTCAAGATGGCGGCTGAATTTCAGAAGAAATACTTCGAGACTTTCCCTGTCATTCCCGCATGGCACCAGCTTTCGTTCGACCAACTCGCGGCGAACAGCATGTTGCACAACGTCTTCGGGTTCCGCCGGTACTTTTGGGACAGGCCGACCGCATCTAACACTCGCCGCGAAGCCATCGCCTTCATCGGCCAGTCCTCCACCGCTACTCAAATGAACAAAGGTCTCTTAAAACTCTGGCAAGGTCATCGCGTCCAACTTCTCATTCAGGTCCACGACTCAATCCTCTTTCAATATCCAGAACGCCTCGAAGATGAAATAGTGCCGTGGGCACTCGAAACTCTCCGTGTCCCGCTGCAGCTTGCGCGTGGCCGTGACTTCGTAGTACCCACAGAAGCAATGACCGGATGGAACTGGGGGTATCACAGTGACGACAATCCCGATGGGCTCAAAAAGTGGGCCGGGGGCGACAGCCGCAAGCGCCAAGAACTCACGTCCGCCCTATCCATTCTCCAGTTTTAGCGTGCGGAAAAGTGCGTAAGCTTTCCAACTGGATCGATGGCTTTGTGCAATATACTGAAGGAAAAGGCAGCCCGCTTATCTGGCGTAAGTGGGCGGCCATCTTCACTATAGCCGCCGCCATCGAACGTAAGCAGTGGCTCGTCACAGCGAAGGGCCGCCTGTTCCCTAACATGTACGCAGTCATGGTTGGTAACGCCGGGACAGGTAAGTCCCTGGCAACCAACCTTGTCTACGACCTTTTACGCACGCTGGAGGAAAAGAAGGAACTTCACCTCGCCCCCTCGTCAGTCACCAAGGCGTCTTTGATCGACAAGCTGGCAGAGTCAAACCGCAAGATCGTAAACCTCACGATCACGCCCCCGATCGTTTCATTCAACTCCCTTGCCGTTGTGCCGAATGAGCTTGGCGTTTTCCTCCCGGCCTACGACAGCGAGTTCATGAACGTCCTCACCGACCTCTGGGACTGCAAGCAATACTCCGAGACCCGGCGGACGCACAAAATTAGCATCGACATTCCGGCCACGCAGCTGAACATATTTTCCGCTACCACCCCGGCATACCTGAACAACTTCCTCCCCGAAGGCGCCTGGGAGCATGGCTTCATGGCCCGAGTCATCTTGATCTATTCCGGGGCCGCAGAGTACACGGATATGTTCGCCGAGTTCAATAACGACGAAGAGCTTTACAAGCGCCTTGTCGAAGACCTCGCCTCGATCAACAAACAGTACGGGGAGTTCAAAGTTGACGAAGATGTAAAGGAGGCTTTGAACGCTTGGGCGCGGACTGGCGGCGAGCCCGCTCCATCTCACCCGAAGATGACCCACTACACCACGCGGCGGGCAGCCCACTTGCTGAAACTTTGCATGGTAAGTTGCGTAGCCGCTGGCGAGGGCATGACAATCAGCTTGGAAAATTACGCCGAGGCAATGGACTGGCTGACCGAAGCTGAAAAAGTAATGCCCGATATTTTCAAGGCGATGAAGTCAGGCGGCGACGGCCGGACGATCGAAGAGTGCTACCACTTCATCTACGAAATGCATATGAAAAAGCGCCAGCCAGTGCAGGAACACCGTGTGTACCATTTCCTGCAAGAGCGGACGCCTTCACATAACGTAGGGCGGATTATCGAAGTCATGGAGCGTGCCCGTCTCATAAAGAAGCAACACACTGACACCGGGATAGGATACGTCCCGATGATAAAGAACTCAGATCACACCTAGAAGTTGCGGATCGCAGCGGTGGCTTCGCTGATTACCTTGTTACTCGGCGAGGCATTCGCGGTTTTGGCGTCCGTAACAATCGCCTCGACCGCGGGAATTTCCGCAGCCTTCGCGATGTTTGCCTTGTACGTATTCGTGTACAAGCTCCAGGCGATCGGCGCCGCAGCCATCACGACGCCTGTAATCATGAGCCCGGTGTCTTCGCTCATGTACCCTTTGCCGATCGCCCAGCCAATCACCAAGGTAAGCATGGCCTTCAGCGAGCTGATGATCTGTTCCTTGTTAAGCATATCCAACCTCACTTATGTTCGCCGGCAGCTGCTTTTTCAGCATACCGATCAAGTTTCGCTTCAATCCGGTTCAGCTGCCCACGAACATCGCCGATCGTGGACTCAAGCACGGCAAGCCGCTCGCCCGCCCGTTGCAGTTCGAGCGTGGTGATCTTCTGCCCCTGAGCGACAAGGACGGAATTTTGGTCGCTTAGCCACCAAACCCCCCAAGCAGTCTGCAGCACGATAGTTACGATCAACGCCAGCGGCACGCGCTTATCCACAGTCCAATGTCTTTCTGCCTGGCCTTCCATTTCAAGCAAGCTCATAATGTGGCGAGTCGCTTTCTTTACGCTCGCGGAGGACACCGTCCCGATCCCAGTCCATGCCGGAACGGATCGGAATGTTCAGCTCAAACGACGCCCGGATCATCGCGTCGTAGATCGCGTCGAACTTGCTCGGCGTGTTCCAGTCGAGCGGATACGGCACGAGGTCCACGGCCTCTCCGTCGATGTGCTTGGACTTCAGCGTCCAAGTGACGATCGGGCCAAGACGAGTCCGGCCCTGGGCGTACAGCCACTTCTGCCGCGACAGCGTGCGGACGCCTTCAAGGACGGAAAAATCCTGTTCCGTTAGCTCGATCGCCCGTTCGACCACTTTGACCAGCCGAGGGTTTACCCCCTTCAGCTTTTTTCGCGAAGCTTCACCTAAAGAATATGCCATGTTTCCCTCTCAACCAACAACGATAAGTTCGACGCAGTACGCGACTAGGGTGATCGTCTCGCCTGTGTTGGCGAGCGTCCCTTGAATGGTAATGTCCTGGGCCACGGCCGTGTTAATCGCAGCCGTCATGTTGGCCGTTGACGTGACCGAGGCTCGCGTGGTGATCGGGGCGCCCGAAGCTACCTGTGCGGCCACGGCCGTATTGTAGATCATCGTCTTGGTTTCGAGCGTAGCCGAAGTCGTAACCGTGCCCTCGTCCATCGACGTACCGCCAAAGCGAACTCGAAGCGTCTTCGTGTTTGCTGAGTTCGTGTACGCCCAAAGGCACGTTATCCTCAGTGCCCCGCCCGCAAGCATACAACCTGCCGGCACCGTGATCGTGGCCAGCGTAGTCTCGACCAACGTGCCGGTGACTGACGCCGCAGTACCGGACTGAGCTAGCGCACGGACGGGCATGTCACTCCTCCTCTA